ACTATTATAAGTTTAAAAATAGACCGAGACAGATAGACAGAAAAGGAGATAGATAACCATGTTTTTAAAATTCGTGATTTACCCAAGCCAAGACGGTGACCAGAAAGTTCAAGAAACTCTTATTGAGTGCGCCGGGTTTAACCAGTCGTACTATGCAGATGATGACGAGAATAAAGGCTACGCTTATTTTGCCATAGATGATCACAGTGGCCCTATTAGTGATGTAAATGTTGACTGTGCAAATACCCGTGTCTATGTCATGAACCATAACGGGGAAACGATTGATTCATACCATTGGAGAAACATTGACGGCGTAATTAAGCGACTGTAATAAGTTTTAAAATAGACCGAGACAGATAGACAAAAAAGGAGATAGATATGAACAACCAAGAAATATGTACACCACAAAGAGACTCCCAGATTATTCAGGAACAGGGCCGATTGGACGAAGCCCTCAGCGAACTTGTTCAGCTGATATCCATGTTACAAGGCAGGTTAGCGCGTGTCCTGCGTGAGGAGGACATTAAGACAGCGAAAGAGGACAATAGTAAACCTGATACGCTGGTTGACGTGGCAAGCTGTATCAGGAATAACCGGCAAAGTGTTGAGGAACTTCTCTCTACCGTCAATGACATAACCGATCGCCTTGAGGTTTGAGATCTTGAGATCTATCAATAACAGGAGGTAACTTACCAGTCAATGAAAATAGAAGCCGATGAACTAGACCATTATGTTCTTAAAGAGATATATGAAGCTATTCCATTAGAAACAGAAGAGGGTAACAGGTTATATGTGTGTATGAGAGACAACACTTTTGAGTTGTATGTTCAACCGAAAGGTCAGATTGGTGTACATTATCGTGTCAACATGGAAAAAAGGAATATAGAAAAGTTATGAGTGAACCCAGACAAAATTCGTTGGTGAAATTTGTGATACCTGTCCCTGAATACGGACTTTATTTCAAAAACCTTTTTGACGAAAAGTGTTTGGTGTATCTAGGAGAAATCCCTAATATGATTGGTCATTGTGTTGTAGCTGGTAGAAGTGGTAAGGTTTATTTTGGGTATCATATATCAGATTTCGTAGAACTAACAGAGGATGAGGTATGAATTGGGTACACATTAAAGACCAGAAGCCCGAAGAGGATAGAGAGTTATTCTATTTCTTCCCATTCTTGGGTGTATATAGGGGTAAGTATTCTCGTGTAGAATATCCAGAAGAGTTCACTGGTGAAACAGAAGAACCTGTATATAGTGATTCCTTCCACGGCAAGAGCGGGTTTTTGACAGATGATGTAACTCATTGGATGTATGTTGATGGTCATGTAGAGGGTTACCTGCCACCAGTACCAGATGGATATATTAAAATTGGTGGAAGATTCAACAGTTATGCCCTTGAGTCAGAGACAATGATTATCTGTAAGGATGAGTATGAATTTTTGAAGAGTCAGATTAAATACCTTGACGCAGGTCATTTGAATGGTTTGATATGTCCTAATTGTTCTCACCTACACATTTATTGGGAAGAAGAATATGATGGATATCACTGTAGGGGGTGTGATACGACATATAACACAAAAGAGGTAGAGACATATACTTATAAATACACAAGTAGATATGACCGCCCGTGTCCTCACTGTAACACCTATGAAATAAACACAAAAGAGTACTATAAACATGGATTCTTGGCGTACACTGAGGGTAATGAACCATATTCAGGTGAGCATTATATATGTGACATATGTGACAGTACCTATGGAATAGGTCAAATTTAAGGAAGGTAAACTATGATAGTAACTGTAACATCAAGAAATGGTGAGGTAAAGGAAGTTGACAAATGTGATAATTGTCCGTATTATCATAAAGAATTAAGGGGGTTGGATTGGTGTGGTAATGAAATGATGGATATTGCTGATAGTAGTGTTATTCCTCAAACATGCCCATTCAATTACAAAGGAAATTTCAGGGAAGGTACACTAGGGTGACCCTAGACCCGATTGGAAAGCGGTGTGCTCCTTCGGGGGCGGAGTTTGATTCTCCTACCTTCCTCCAATATAAATACTGTTATATATAACGTAATGGAGAACTTTGTACATGAAAATCATGGTTAAGATGACTAAAGACCCAAAGGAACATAGATGTTTCTTACTCTACATTCCCCAACATGCAGTAAAAACCACTGAAAAGATTCTTGAGCAAATGGAGAAGAAGACAGGGGTTCCTTGGCAAGTAAACCCAGAAAAGACAGACACACGTTTTCTTGCTATAGAAACAATTGACCAAGCAAAACTCAACCGATTACTTAAAGATGCCTCAGACCCATATGATGAGAAGGCTTTTGTGAATTGGCGTATGAAGTGGAAGAATCAAGAATTTGAGATTTCAACCGGAAAATAGTGAATATTTGTAGTGAACATCAAGTAGAAGACCTAAATTGCCCTAGATGTAGGTCAGTGGTTAATTTTGGTTTATTTGATAGTAGAATTATTACATGTTCTACGTGTAATTTTGTATTTTATAAAACAACTGATACTTGTCCAAAGTGTCAAACAGTAAATATTCTTGGGCCTTTAGGTTAATGGTAGACCCGGCCGCTCATAACGGTCATACGATAGTTCGATTCTATCAAGGCCCACCAATTTTAATAAGGAGAGAACTGAGTATGGGCTACTCTATGAGAACTAATTAAATGAAGTAATTAAAGTTATGGGGGTATAAAGGTATCGACAGGGATTTGGAGAAAGTGTAACACATGCCGTAGATGATTGTTGGCTACGTTAAATATCAATCACAGCATAAACGCTGACAATAACATTTCTTACGCTCTAGCAGCGTAACCGTATGAACACTGACCCCTGATAGGGGTTCTCACGGTTAATTATCAGGGAAAAATGGTTGTAATCAACCTAAGTGGTAGATTGGTCGTACCGTCCGTTTACTGACTAAAATTAAGGGTACACAGTTAAAAACGCATGTATAATGTTCCTTTTGAAGATTATCTTGGACGGTGGTTCAACTCCACCCACCTCCACCAACACACACACCTCCACCTTATTTTATAAATAAGAGTGGGGGTTAACTTATATGAAAACAATAACACTGAAATGTACGGAGTGTGGGGAATCCTTTGATAAACCCACCAAAGAATACAATCGCAAGGTGAAGTTGGGTAAAACCGCTTTCTATTGCGGTCTTCGTTGTTCGGGAAAGAATGGCACTTCACATCTTAGGGGTTTGGAGAAAACAGACCATCTACGGGATATTGAACGAGGGGATGAATATACAGGTCTTAGGGAGTTTGTTAGACGTTCAAGAAAACGTAGTAAAGGAAGCAACCTGACAGTGGAACAACTCAAGGAACTTTGGGATTCACAAGAGGGTAAATGTGTCTATACAGGTGTTGACTTGGTTCTAGCCACGGATAGGGCAGTAGATAACCCAAACTATGCAGCATCATTAGACAGGATTGACAGTTCCATTGGATATGTTGAAGGTAATATTCAGTTCGTTAGTATGACCGTGAACCTAGCCAAGAACAAGTTCCCCGAAAGTGTATTGAATGAATTTCTCGACATTATAAGGCATACCTAGTAAGTAGTTGTTTTTACTCAAATGTCTATAGATATCTATCGGAATATTAATAGATGTTGGGTTACAAAGTACAACATGTAATGTTAAATAAGGGTAACACTAACTCAAAAGGAGATTCACAATGAAAAGATTTTTAGTAGTTTTACTCGCACTCGCACTATCATGTACACCAGTAATTGGGGCAACATCCGACCCCGCCACCTTTGTAATCGGATACGAAAATCCCAAAGGATTAGTAACATTCAACCACGAATCTCACGCCACACAGTATGAATGTTCAATATGTCATGAAGGTGAGGTAAAAACCATAATTGTTGACAAGGATTTCGGTCATAAGACCTGTAAGAGTTGTCACAAAGATGTAGGTAATGATGCACCAGTTAGATGTAATGAGTGTCACGTAAAATAATTATGTCATTATTTCAGTTAATATTCACAGGATTTTCAACACTTATTATGGTATGGGTGATAGTTCCTGCGTTTATGTCGTTTTATTACATGATTAGAGATATGATTTGGGAGAAGGTAAACTTGTCCCCAAAGAATAAGAAGTAAATCCATCCCAATCTTCTATAAATACAGATAACTATAACTGTATAAAGGAGGTTGGGATGAGTTATTTTCTACATGCATATGCAATCACAATGTCACACGAAGGCGGTTACGGGAATGATCCCGATGACATTGGTGGTGAAACGTATAAAGGAATATCAAGGGTATATAACCCTAATTGGAATGGTTGGGGTATCATTGATACGTATAAATCCTTATCCACATTCCCATCATGTCTTGATGTTGATGATGAACTTCAAAGACGTGTAAAGGAATATTACAAAGATAAGTATTTTGATGATTATCTTGGCGATAATATGCCCAAAGAACTTGCTTTGGAAATGTTTGATACCAGTGTGAATATGGGTGTCGGTAGATCTGTAAAGTTCTTACAGATTGCCCTGAATGTCTTGAATCGTAATAGATCGTTGTATCAAGACCAAGTTGTTGATGGTGATTATGGTCCAACTACACATAAAACGTTGTATGCGTATTTACGTACTGACAGTGAAATGTTATTATGTAAGATAATAAATGTCTTACAAGGTAATCATTATATAAATTATATGACGAAATCACCGACTCAGGAGAAATATGCCAGAGGGTGGTTTAACCGAGTAGAGATAACTAAACGATAAGAGAGGTAATTTGTAATGTCAAAGTATGATGTGAGTAATCATGGGGATTAGAGAATATTTAACAGATTCAAATTTTATGTTGACGGAAGTTAAACTTTCAAGGGTTTGGCAACACATAAATAATCCTGATGCCGTTGTTGGTATTATAACAGCGTTTCGTGGTGAGAATCCGTATGAGACTAACAAAAGACTTAATGTGGAATTGGCTCAGACACTAAGGGCTAATGGATATGGGTACTTCTTTGTTGATGGTTTTTGGGTTGAAAATGAAGGTAAACCTGATGAAAAACATGTCTCAGAGGATTCAATTTTTGTTAATGGTGAAGGTGAAAAGGATAATATAAAGATGAAAACACTCCTTGTACAGTTATCCAAGAAATACAACCAAGATGGCTTTTCGTTTAAAGAAGCAGGTTCGAAGAATTTTGAAATTATTGACAAAAACGGTAAAGTTGATAGAACATTCAAGTCGGTTGGTTATAATAAGATAGCCCTAATGTACACAAAATTAAGGAACAGAAAAGAAACCTTTGTTTTTGAATCGGCTCATATACCCACAGGGTTTATTGGTAGAATGTCCAAAGGATAGATGTTTGAAACATAAATACAATTAAATAATTTCCTAAACCAAACCGTATTAAAAAATAAACTAACAGTCGTTTATACGGTACGACTTACAAGGAGAAAGGAAAATGATGTATCATGAAAAGATAGTTGCGTCCGTTAAAGTAGGTGGAAAAATCATAAGGGAACAGGGAGAAACTGTTTACCTACCATTTGGAAGTGAATACTCACTTCTACTCAAAAATCTCAATACCCGTAAAGCCCAAGTCAAAATTGAAATTGATGGTGAAGAAGTTACAGGTGGTGGTCTGTTAATTAGTCCTAACCAAACCATTGACCTTGAACGTTTCATTTTAAATGGTAATTTGAGTGAAGGTCCACGTTTCAAATTTATTGAGAAGACAGAACAAATATCTGACCACCGTGGAGATAGGGTAGAGGACGGTATTGTTCGTATATCATACCAATTTGAAGCCTTATTACCACATTACACCACAATATATCACAGTAACCCTCATTTAACATTTTATAACTCTTATTATAACAGTACACCTTTTAGGGGTTATGATGGTGTTACCAATATATCTGTAGGTGGTTCTATTAACACAACCTCATTGAGTAGTGATGGTGGTGTTGTCAGGGAACCTCAGAGTGACGCAGGTATCACCACCAAGGGTTCTGATAGTGATCAGAAGTTTAAACACGGTTATATCGGTGTTTTGGAGTCTACTAAACACGTTATCTGTCTACAGTTAAAGGGTCAGGTAGGTGAACATGTTGTTCAAAGACCTGTTGCAGTCAAAGTTAAGTTCAAGTGTGATGTTTGTGGAAAGGGTAACATCTCATCAAGAAACAAGTTCTGCCCTAATTGTGGTATGAACTTGACAGACAAATATTAATCTGGTATATTGTTTTTAACGTTTAGGAGCGTTAAAGTATAACTGGTCGGGGGTCGAAAGACCCCCACCACTAACCGAAAGGGAATGATATGAAACAGAAACATAAGGATTTTTTGGCCATTCAGAAGGGATTTTTTGGTGGGGTGTTTAGTATATATCTTACACCATTTAAAATTGTCGTTGCGTTTTTCGCTATTTTCGGTGAAATGTTTCGACAGATGTTGATTTGTGTCATGACGCCATCCGAGTATTTTCAAAAACTTCAAGACATGAAGTTTGATGAAGATTACTATGTATATCCCGGTAGTGACATGTATGTTGAAGAAGGGGAAGTCTGATGAAACGTAAATTATAAATAAATAGTACATCAAGTAACAAAATAAAATAAAGTGTGAGGTAACGTGTATGGCAATTGCAGCATTTGGTATTCCTGTATTTACTGTTGATGGTAAATCCAAGAATCCCCCAACTATTATTGGGGAAATCAATCAAAAATTAGCTCAAATGGGTGTTCCAGAAGAAAAAGTGATTAATGTTCAAGCAGAAGTAGAATATTATCATGTATTTTATATGAAACCCGAATAAATGTAAGTTTAGCCTCTATAGCTGAGTTGGTTTAGCAGCTGCCTTGTAAGCAGCCGACTTCGGTTCAAATCCGGATAGAGGCTCCACGCCCTGTTGGTATAGTGGAATTATTTCTGATTGGTATTCAGAAGACACCAGTTCAATTCTGGTACAGGGCTCCATTAAAAGACAAGGAGAATCTATGTCAGAAGAAGTAGAATCAGAATCAGTTAATCTAAAACAGTATCTTGATTCTGACTTCCCATTGTTAGATAAATTTAAAGACGCAGTTCCCGGTACTTTCAGACATTCACAAAATGTTGCGGACCTATGTGAATCTGTTGCATCAGACCTTGGACTTGACACAACTCTTATGAGAGTATGTGCTACTTATCACGATATAGGTAAGATGTTGAATCCTAAATATTTTACCGAGAACCAGAATGGTGATGGGAACCCCCATGACCAATTAGAACCACATATATCATATCAATTAATATCCAGACATGTGCCGGATAGTGTGTTCATCTTGACTACTGAGACTGATATGCCACGTGAGGTTATGGAAATCATAGCACAACATCACGGTAACTGTATCATGAAATCTATTTTCAAGAAATCTGAAAGTAAGAATGAGGATTCATTTAGGTATAAATGCCCCAAAGCAAGTGGTGTATATTCAAGTATTCTGTTAATTGTTGATGCTGTAGAGGCAACAGCAAGGTCGATATCTGATAAATTAACTACACCTGAATCAAAGAAAAAGGTCGTTAAGGATACTATAGAACGTTTGAGGGATGATCAACAGTTAGACGAAATGAAGGTCGGTGTGTTGAGACAGGTACAACAACGATTAGTACGAGAACTGGACGGTATATATCATTCCCGTCTTGATTATGACGAAGAGGTAAAAGGAGATAAAGAATCTGATGAGTGAACAAGCTGTAGAAGAAAAAGGTGTAGAAATTGATGATGAGAATGTTGTTAAATGTGGAAAATGTACAAGTGAGGCATTTACTGAAATTTTAACATTTGTTAAAGTTCCAGCAGTAGTCAGTCAGACAGGTAAGGCTGGTATTGCACCAATTGGTAGCTCTTATATCTGTATGAATTGTGGTACAGACATTCAGGAGACTGAGGCTGTTAAAGAATTACAGGAAGGGCGAGGTTCAGGGTTGATCTTATGATATTAAACGAAGCCAGTTTGTCTAGAGTATGGCAACACTTTAAGAGTGACAGGACAATTGTCATATTTACCGCGTTTAGGGATGAAAATACCTACGAGGAAAATAACCGTAAAAACAAACAATTTGCCGCTATATTGAAGAACGCTGGATTTGGTTATTTTTTTGTTGATGGTTATTTCCCCGAAAACGAAGGAACGTCTGATGAAATACAAGTAAAAGAAAATAGTATTTTTGCTATAGCCGAGAAGAATAAGGGTGATGACTTGGTAGAGTTGTGTCATAAATTGGCAAATTCATCCAAACAAGAAAGTATTATTGTCAAAGATTCTGGTGGCAATATATATTTTTTGGAATATAATGGTAACAAGAAAAATCTTGCGGGTGACATGAAACCCGGAAAATTAGGTAAATATTATACTCAATTAAGAAACAAGAAACAATCCAACACATTTGTTTTTGAGAGTGAACGTGATGGGTTGGGATATTTTTCACAATATTTAAGGTCTATATAATCTTGATTGTTTAAGATAAACCTGTTATAGTGTAGTTGAACCTGAGAGAAAGGAAATTGTTATGTTGTTACAAGCCAAAAAATTTGCATTGAAAGCCCATGAAGGTGACAGGTACGGTGAGAACTATCCTTACAGCAAACACCTGAATGACGTTTTCAATATTCTGGTAACATTCGGTATCTTCAAAGAACAGATTCTAATTCTTGCTTGGTTGCATGACACTATTGAAGATACAATGATTGTTTATGAAGATATCCAGAATGAGTTTGGTGATAGAATTGCCGAATTGACCTACCTGTTGACCGATAAACGGGGTAAAAACAGAAAAGAAAGACAACAGGCCACCTATCCTTTGATCGCCGAAGACCATTACGCGAGACTTGGTAAGATGGGTGACAGGATTGCCAACACCACTATGACACTACATAACAGTCAGGAAAAGTTCATCATGTATGAAAAGGAATACAAGTATTTCAAGGAAACTCTACAGGGTGGAATGAAAGAAACTGATGAGTTCCATGAGATTGAAGTACGGATGTGGGAACACCTTGACAAACTGATGGACATTGGACCATACATTAAATACTAAAAATAGTCGTTGACTTGACATAAAGACCGTGGTATGATTATTCTGTAGTGAGGATGTACCACGGTTTTTTCTGTTTAAAGGAGTTAAAAATGAAAATACACGAAAACGATTGTCCTTACCATTATGGACATGACTGTGAATGTGGTAAGAATAGAGATTGGCATGAGAATGACTGTGGTTACAGTTATGGACATGACTGTGACTGTGGGTATAAGGAGAAGAGTAAAAACGAAAACTATCGGTGATTATGGAAATTAATTATAATATTTATTTTCTTGTGTTATAGATGGCTTTTTGGTACATTAAGTCATGGCCAATTAAGGCCGGTTTCTAGGAGGTTTTCAAAATGAAATATTGTAAAGATTGTTTTAAAAAATATTCCTGTAATTTTGAAAAGGGAGAGGCTTGTGAAGGTTTTCAGGATTCTGTTGAACCACTGTTCAATGTGACCGCAACTCTCAGAGCTACCGGCCAAAATGTTTTTTACGGCTGTTATAATCGCAAAGATGCTGAAATAATGCACGACTCCTTGGTGGCGCAGAAAACCGGGCGTTTCTCTTATATTGCGATTGGGGAGGTTAATTAAAATGGGAATATGGTGAGTAGACCATAAAACGTCTTAAATTGGAGAAATTATGATGGTAAGTAACCATAAATTCACAAATAAACAATTTGGGAACGCATTGGAACTGTATTACCACAAAGGTTTACAGGATAAAGTGTTATTGGGTGAGTTCTTATGTTATGTGTTCAAGATTGATGACCTCGAACTGAAACGTATGGATATGTACCCATACGCTTGTAAGTATTTCAAATCCAACTATGTGAGGGATTGATGATAAATTGTGTATGTGGTGGAACACCAACAAAACCAATATATAATGGACAAGAATATTACATCAGGTGTATGAATTGTGGTCTTGAGGTAAATGATTATGACCAAGGTGACCATGTTGGAGGTATGTCTGTTTTGGAAAAATGGAAATTAGTTATGTCAGGACAATATCGTAGAGAAATCCACGCATTGACAGATTAATTATATAATGTTATTATTCACTAAAAATAAAGGAATATGAAATGGAAGAATTCAAACGTGATGATGATTGGGAATATACCGAAGAGGATGAACCTGATGCCTATGTGTATCTGGTAGAACTGGATATCTGTGGAATTAAAGGTAAAATCTTTATGGAAATTGAAGCCATGGATGCAGAAGAAGCATGGAGAATAGCTAAAATGGAAATCACTGAACTGAGAGGGAATGATTGTAGTGTGGAATCAGTCTCAAAAACAATACGACCAGACCAATATTAAAGAGGATAAATAATCATTATGGCTGAGGTTTTTTGTTGTTCCGACCATCATATGTTCCACACTAATATTATCAAGTATTGTAACCGTCCGTTTGTTGACACTGATGAAATGCATAAATTTAGTATTGAAGAGTGGAATAGTGTAGTAACCCCTGATGATATTGTTATCCATTTGGGTGACTATATCTGTGGTGGCACTAAAGAACAAGTAACTGAAATCACTCAACAATTGAATGGAACAAAAATCCTTATCACAGGAAACCATGACCGTAAAGGTAAACAATGGTTTATAGATGCAGGGTTTACACGTGTATTTAAACACCGTTGGATTATGGGCATGTATTGTTTCAGTCACAGAGTCCAAGATGCTGATTATTTACATGATCATAACATCAGATATAATCTACATGGTCATAGTCATAATCATGATTATGGTGACCCCTTCTATAACTTCGGGGTGGATGTGGTTGGATATAAACCCATCAAAGTGAAGTTAAATTTAACAAGAGAGGATTTATTGAATGGCTAAAATATCTTTAAGTTTATCAAGAACCCTGACAATCAACACCGGAAACTACGCAAGTATCAAACCATCAGTATCCATTAGTGTTAATGATGTAGACCCTGATAATGTAAGTGATGCCTATTTGGCTATGGAAGAGGTACTTACTGGTCTAATCAAGATGGAAATTGTAAATTGTGCTAGTGATGGCAAGAAAGTTTCGGAAGGAATCGACGGATTTTGTCGTGATGTTAGTCAAAATAAGGCTGAAATCGGTGCAAACATTGAAAAAAGTTTGTCAGAACTGAATAAATTTTAATAAATACTAATATAATAATATGTTAAAGGGAGTTGTATATGCCGAAATGTGTCACATGTGATCAGTTTCTTCATCCTGATATGAGCGTCTTAATGAGGCCGGGAACGGAAGATACAGCATGTAAATGTGTATTTTGTTACACAGGAAAATCAGAAATTACCGTTGAAGAAGTGGACGGTAAACCAAGTTATAAAGTAACCAAAAAAGAAGCAATTGAAAATTATAGAATTTATGTTGCAAAGTTGAAGAATGACCCAAAGGTATCAAAAGTTCTCACAGGAAATCAAACATCAAAATTCGACATTTAGGGGAGTAAAGGGAGCAGGGAAATGAACACACCAGTAATAGTACTTAATGCCGATTATTCATTCTTGAGCACTACTTCATGGCAGAACGCTATTTGTCTTCTATACGAAGGCAAGGCTGAATCTGTTGAACATACCAAGAAGATTGTTCGTAATTATGATAGAACAATTGAATTCATTGTTCCTATGATGATTCGTGTGGTAAAGTATATTCGTAAGAGGTTCAGACAGAGCGTACCATACAGCAAGAAGAATGTATTCATGCGTGATAACCAAATTTGCCAGTATTGTGGTATACACATTGAAGATATTAATAAATGTACTATTGACCACGTTAAACCAAGGGCTAAAGGCGGTAAGTCCAAATGGGAAAACTGTGTTACTGCGTGTAAATCCTGTAACCATCACAAGGCTGACCGTCTATGCTCTGAAGCTAAAATGTACTTGAAGAGAAAACCAGTAAGACCTACTATTAACGAGTACATTATATACTGGACAAAAAAGTTTAAAATCAACGAAAGGGTGGCTAAAGCCCTTCAATC